CCACAATTAACCATACCGTGCTTTCTCAATAGATCAAATGTTTCTTCGTGTTCAACAATTCCTTTTCCAAAATGAATTTGAAATGCTACTTTCCTAAAAGGAGGCGCAACTTTGTTTTTAACAGTTTTAGCCCAGACATTAATCCCAATGACGTCGTCGCCGTCTTTGATTTGTTGTCCTGCACCCAATTTGATTCGTATAGATGAGTGAAAAGGTATTGCCTTACCTCCGGGTGTAGTATCAGGATCTCCATACATAACTCCTACTTTTGTGCGTATTTGATTTAAGCAAACTAAAAGACTATTTGTTTGTCCAATCACACCTGTAATTTTTCTCATTCCTTTAGAAATAGCTCTTGCTTGCAGTCCAATACTTTCTTTGTCATAATCACCTAATAATTCTGCTTTAGGCGAAGACGCAGCAACGCTATCCCAAATAATAGTCACAGGAACATCTTTATCTAGAGCCTTTGCTTTAAGAATTGTTTTTTCTGCTAGATCTAGTACTTCTTCTGTACAGTGTGTATCTACGTAGACAAATCTTTGTGACACATCTACTCCTAAATTACCTAAATTTTCAATTGATGTTGCATTTTCTGTATCGATATAGACAACAATTCCTCCCATTTTTTGGGTGCTTCTTGCAATTTGTGTTGCAATATGAGATTTACCAATGGAAGGTGGACCAAACATTTCAACAATTCTTCCTTCTGGGAATCCTCCATTTTCTTGATTTGCGCAAATATAATCTAAAAGCTTAGATCCTGTACTTACCCATCTTTTTACTTGTGTAGGGCTTTCATCCTCTGCCAAATTATATGCTACTTTTGTCTTATAATCTTTGTTTAAGGACTTGATTAATTGTGAAGTAAAGTCGTCTTTGTTTGTCATGTTTCTTCTCCTGTGTATTAATATTATATTTAAATTTTCGTAAATTTTCAAATAAAAACCCGAAGAAAAATCTTCGGGTTCCATAATGAGCTATAAGTTATTTGTACTTATTAACTCATTAGATCAGAAAAAGCATCATCCAAACTTGAATAAGAACCACCTTCTTCTTTATCTGATGAATCTTTATCTTCGCTAGAATTTTTTGCTGTCCAATCAGAGCCTTCAGTTTCGACTTCGTCACCGTTAAGCCACCCATTAATAATGTTTGACAATTCGTCATATGACTTAACTTGGAAAATACTATCGATATCAGGAATATTATCAACCCATTGTTTAGCTTGTTTTGCGTCACTAGAGAGCGCTGATGATTTTCGAACTGGTAACACTTCAGTCTTTGCCCATTGTTGACCTGGTGCTTTAGTGCACTTAATTTTAAGATCAGTTCCTGTTTTAAGATCTGTGATATCACCATAGTCTTCATCCATCATAAGTGATAATAAAGATTGATATACTAGTTTTCCAAATGACCAAATTCTTACGCCTTCGCCTTCTTCTCCTCGAACCAATACAGGTGCGTATACTCGCATTTTAGGATACAATTTCTTTGCCATTTCATAGCTTTCCTTTGTTCCTTCATCACGAAGCTTTGTAATAAGTTCTTGAACTGGGTCACGCTTGCCAAATTGGCTTGGTGCCAGAAGGCCTCTTTGACCAGGAATATTGTAGTAAAATAATAATTCTTTAAATGGTTGACCGTCATTATTAGGAAAAGAAAGAAGTCTTACCTTATATTCTTGCCCTTCTTCAGGTTTCCACATTACGTTTCTACTAGTAGTATTACCACTAAGTTTGTCAAGTTTGCGTTTAATCGCGTCAAAATCAAGTGCCATATTTTCTCCTTTAATGTTTAACTTGTAATATTCAAAATCTAAATGATTAATTGAACATTAACATTATACTGAGAAGTCTATGTTTTTATCAAATTTATTTTTATTTTTTTTTATATGGAAAAGATCTAGATCTATTAAACTTTTGTCTACGCTTTCTTTGTGAAACAGTCTCACGTTTACCTTTGCTTGTATGCCCTAGAGGAACTTGTACACCTGCAACAGCTCCGGCAGATGAAAACTCGTCCAGATTATCTTCGTCAAGGGAGTTTAACTTTTCCACACTTTGTCTACTTCTACTATTTATTTTATTCATTTTCATTGAAAATTTATCTGAATAATTAGGAAATTCGTCTAAATTTTTTAGAGTTTCTACTAGTCTGTATTTTTTATTTTTATAGACTCTGCATTCTGTTATTGACGGTGGTTGAGGTTGTGTGGGAGTGTCATTATCTGGTAGTCCCATGTTGTTATGTCTATTTATAAATTCATCAATCTCTTCTATTAAAAGTAAACTGTTGTATATGACCGGTCCTCCCATAGGAAGCGTTCCTACATATAACAGCTTTCTAGTAGTAGGGTGCACGTTCTCTAGCATTCCAATAATTTTTTCTGCAGCGAAAGCAGATACTTCATTGGACATTTGTGTCACCATTATTTCAATAATTGAGTCTAGACCGGGTATAGGAAATACCATTATAATGGCATTTAAGATATCGGTAACATCTGTACCAATTTTATGTCTGACTTTTTCAAGTGCTTTAATATCTTTTTTATTTTTTTCAGGTTTGGCAATTAATTGTCTTGCTTTTCTATTAGCGAAAATCAATTGTACCACGTTGGTTGCTAAACGAGGAGGTAGCATTAAAGCGCCGGCGATTTCAGAATCGTCATCTTCAATTCCAAAGAATATATTAAAAAGTAATCTAGTAACTTGTTGAACCAAAGTCAACTTAGATTCTTGTATAATTTCTTCATCGTCTTCGTCGTATAAAAAATCGTCATTAAAGTCGTAAGCATGAAACTGCGATCGTCTAGAATAGGTTGAGTCTGCATCTGCTGTCGGACCCATCTTACCAATGGGGCTAGAGTGCATTCCGCCTGGTGAAAGCTCAGGCTTAAAAGCTCCTAATCCTAATTCTTTAAGGTGTTTTCTCATTTTTTCTCCCGTATAGGAGTAATTATTATGAGACTTTTTTAAATTCTACTGGTATGCTAATATTTGATAGCTTTTCTTTTATATTCTCAATGTCGGTAATGTCTTTGATTTTGTTATCTGGTATTTCAAATGTCATGCTGTCATGTATAAAATAAGCCGGTTGGAGACCGTTTTCGTCATAGAATTGTCTAAATGCTAAAGAGCAAAAATCAACTGTGGAAGATTGAATCCAATAATTGACTACATTGTTATTACTAGTAATAGGGCGTCCGTAATAATTAAAAATTACTCCGTTCTCTTCAAACTCGCTCTCTAATCTTTCTTTGAGTGCATTAATTCCTAAGTCGTCTTTTATTTTTACAACTTTGCTTTCAGATATCTTCATTAGTTTAGAAATAGTATATTCATTTGCTCCATATATCATTGAAAGTATGCCACGCTTTGTTCTGTCGCGATTTTTGAAGTCTATGCCATATTTATCAGATACCCATTTATAAACGTCTCTGTTATCAATATCGAACCCCTGAGACAACAAATAAAAGAAAGGTTCACAAGATTTAAAATCAACTTCAAATAAATTTTTCCCACTAGTAGATTTCAATAGTTTTCTTTTTTCTTTCTTGAGTGTTAAAAAATTAAAACCAGACTTAATACTAGTTCTACCGGTTATACCACAGTGATCATAAACCGGTTTTTCTATTACCTCGCCATCATACAATAAAGAAGTTAGATTACTGTAACATCTTTTTCTATGTGGAAATATTTCTGTATGATAACTAGTCAACATTTTTGAGGTTTTTAATATTTCTTCTTTTAAGTAATTTAAATACTCTTTTGACTTATTATTACCTAGCATGGGTTTGAAGTTTATCGATCCTGAAATATTTAATGGTCCAGCCAGATCTCTATAATACTCATAAACAGGTTTGATTTTTTCTAAGTTAGAAAGAGTACGTATTTTTGACATAGCATTGATATCTATGTCAATACCTTCGATAGTATTTAGCAAATTAATAGTCTTTCCACTAATTGAATATTCTTTATTGATTGTGATATTCTTGATTGATATATTTTGATATAATTTATTCATAGTTAATTATATACATTAAGAATATAAATATTTACAATATTATTTTCAACTATGGTTTTATCGGTATTATTTCATTATCAATTTTTATAAAACCTTCAATAGCATTAATCGAGTTTGTAATTGTTTCTTTGAAAGTAGATATTGCACCAATATTCGAAGGAACTAAGTTTAAAGTTGTTGAAAAGTCGCCCCTGTTTAAACTGTGTGTGACAGTCTTAACAGTGTAAATACTGTCTAGGCTAGTATTCGTACCAAAGTCAATAAAGATAGAATTTCCTCTCCCTATCATCGGCATGCCTAACATACTTACAGATACTGTATTGGGAAATGTCGTAATACTTTCAAACTCTGTTTCGTAATTATGTCCTTTAATATTTCCGTCGCGTA